CTACATCCGCCTTGCGCCCAGGCTGACAGCCCGCGCCAGCATCTGGGCGATCTGCGCCTCGGACCGCAGCAGGGCCGGCGCCCCGCCGTCCACCGCCACATTGACCGTCACGCCCCCGCCGCCGACCGGCCCGATCTCGCCGCCCGTCGCCGGTCGAAACACCTCCGGCCCGCGCTCGCCGACCAGATAGGCTGCACCGCCCAGCACCGGCCCGCCGTCCGCCCGCGCCCCGCCGAAGCTGGACATCACCGACTGGATCGCCGCGCTCAGCCCGCCGCCGTTCGCGCCGGCCGCCGCATTGACCGCGTTCAGCACCGCTCGCGCCAGTTCTGCCAGCGACACCTCCCCGTCCGCCGCCGCCCGCGCCAGCGATCGCGTCAGGCTGTCGCCGGCCCGCCCGAAGGCCGCCTCGATCGCGTCGGCCGCCTCCTGAGCCGGAGCCTTCAATGCCTCCAGCGCCGCCCCGGCTTCGGCCGCTCTCAGCGCGACCTGATCGATCCCGTCTCGCCCGAACTCATCCGCCATCCGGCCAACCCTCCATCAATCGCGCCAGCCCGTCGCGCCCTAAAGGCGCCGTTCCACGCGGGACTTGCGTCAACATCCGCCACTCCTTCAACGACAGCCGCCAGAACGCCTCGGGCGCCACGCCCATCGCCGCCGCCAGTCGCAACATCTCGCCCCAGGGCGTCATCGTGCGACGGCCGCGAACGCCTGCGCCACCGCGACCGCCGCCTCGCGCGGATCAACCGCCGCCACCTCCGGCTCGACCTCACCGCCGCCGCGCAACACCGCCGCCAGCACGATCATCAGATCCCGCGCCGACAGCGTCTTCATCCGCTCTGCGACCGCCGCCATCCCATCGACGCCCAGCCCCGTCTCGATCTCCGCCAGCGCGCCCAGCGTCAGACACACTCGACGCTGCCCGCCGCCGATCTCGACAAAGACCTCTCCTCGCACACCATTCATCATAAGATCCTCCCTCATGAAGCGCAGCGGAATGGGGGAGGGGGACCGCGGAGCGGTGGAGGGGGCGAACCGAGTTCGTCGCCCGACGTCCACACCCGATCCGCTTCTGCCCCCTCCACCATGCTTCGCATGGTCCCCCTCCCCCGCTGATGCGGAGGAGGATCAAATTGCGCTGAACCCGATGGCCCCGGCGCTGGCCAGGCTCAGCGCGAACGTCGCCTCCCCCTCGTGCTCGCCGGCGTATTCCAGAGCCGCCAACAGGAACGGCCCCTCCAGCACGCCGAAGTCCGGCACGATCAGGCGCCACCGTTTCGCCGCCTGATCGAAGAAGGCCTCGCGCACCAGGGCGTCCGACGCCGCATCGCGAAAGATGCCCTGCCCCGACACCGCCGCCGACTTCACGCCCGCGCCGGCCAGCAGCTCGCGCCACCGCCCGGCGCTGTCGCCATCGGTCGCATCGACCGTCTTGGCGTTCAGCGAGATCGTCCGCGCCCTCAACCCCGCCACCGTCGTGAACACGCCCGGCGCGCCCTCGATCTTCAGCAACATGTCCTTGCCGGCCTGTGCCGTCATCCGTCTTCTCCCACTTCCTCGGTTACCGCCCTCAGCCGCACGACCGCATAAGTCCGCCGCCCGTCGCCCGCGCGGAACACGTCCGCGAATGTCGCCCTCAGGGTCGCCGTCCGCACCCCGTCGGCCTCCAGCACGGCCTCGTGCAGACAGGCCCGCACCGCCGCCGCGACCGCCTTGGCCTCTTCCGATCCCGCGAAGCGCGACACGCCCGTCAGGGTCAGCTTCTGCTCGACCCCGCCCCCGTCCGCCGCGACCGGCCGGCTCTCGCACCGCCCGATCACCAGATGCGGAAACTCGGCGCCCTCCGGGACCTGATCGAACACCCGCCCGCCCAGCACGGTCTGCACTGCCGCATCCCCCTTCAGCGCCGCCACCACCGCCTTCTGCAGCGCACTCTCATGATCCCTCATCGCACCCGCTCCAGATCCAGCCTCGCCCGCCCCGGCCGCGCATCCTCGACCGAGACGATCCGCCAGTCCGCCCCGCCGAAGCGCAGCACGCGCCCGACCGTCAGCCGGGCGTCCGCCCGCGCCTCCGCGCCCATCGTCTCGGCCGCACGCCTCTGATCGCCCTCGCCGCGTTCGGTGCGCCGAAGCGCCCCGCATTTCAGCCAGGCCGACCCGACCGCCTCGAACGTCACGCTGCGTCCGCCATACGGCGTCTCAGCCTCCACCGGCTGGAACAGCCCCGCCAACATCCTCACAACCGCACCACGCGATAAGGAGAAATCCAGCCCTCCACCGGCTCGATCTCAACCGCCTCGCCTCGCTCATAGGCTCGCAGCACCAGCATCAGGATCGCCAGCCGCAACGGCGCCGGCGAGGTGGACGTCAGGCTCAACCCCACATCCGCTTCGACCTTCGCCTGGGCCGCCGCGATCAGGGTCTGGATCAACCCGTCCTCGACCTCATGCTCGACCCTCAGAAACAGCTTCGCCTCCGCCACCGTCACCGGCTGCGCCATGGCAATCTCCATTGTCAGATTCGGAATTCTCCCTCCCCGCTCCGGGGAGGGTGGTCGCGCAGCGATCGGGTGGGGGCAGACCGGCAAGGCCGCACGCTTGGTCGATGACCTAACTTCGATCGCCCGGCCGTCCCCACCCGACTTCGGCTGCGCCTCAGCCACCCTCCCCCGCAGGGGGAGGGAAAGTCGCCACCACTGCGCAACTAGGTCGCGGCGAACTTCATCACCTTGATCGCGTCGAAGTTCTGCACCCCGCCGCCGACGCGCTTGGTCGTGTAGAACAGCACATAGGGCTTGGCCGAATAGGGATCGCGCAGCACCCGCACCCCCGCCCGATCGACGATCAGATACCCCCGCCGGAAGTCCCCGAATGCGATCGACAGACTGTTCGCCGCCACGTCCGGCATGGTCTCGATCTCGGTCACCGGATAGCCGAGCAAGGAAGCCGTCTCGCCCAGCCGCGTCGCCGGCTGCCAGATATAGTTGCCGTCCGCGTCCTTGAACTTGCGCACGGCCGAGACCGTCTTGCGGTTCATCACGAACCGGCCGTTCGGTCGGTACTGGGCCTTGGGCGCATAGATCAGGTCGATCAAGCGATCCGCCGGACTGGTCGCCGCAAAGCCGCCCGCCGCGCCAGAGGGGACATAGCCGATCTGGCCCCAGGTCTGGCCCGCGTCCGCCACGGTCGGATAGGACAGCAGCCCCTTGGGCTTGTTCACCCCGTCGCCATGGACGAAGGCCTGGGTTTCCTGCGCCGCAAAGGCGTCCTCGACCTCGGCCGCCAGCCATTCGTCCAGGTCGACCATGGCGTCGTCCGGCAACGCCTGCGTCGCCGCCGGATTGGCGTAGAGATCGGCCGACGGAAACTCCAGCAGGGCCAAGGTCGCCGGGTCCGTCTCGGGCCGCGCCGCGGTCTCCGCCACCCAGCCGCAGGCCACGCCCGCCGTCGAAACCGGCTTTCTGAACACGCCGGCCGCGACGGTGCGCACCGTCGCGATCTCGCGCATCGGACTGGCCGCCATCAGACGCCGCTCGATGGCCCGCTCGGTCTCGTACGGCACGACATAGCCGCCCGAGGTCGCCCCGCCCGACAGGCCCGCCTTGACCTCCGGACCGCCCGCCCGATGAGGAGACTGACCCGTCTTCAGATAGCCGTCCCACGCCGCCTTAGCCTCGGGCGCAGATGCGGGCTCCACCGGTTCCCCACCGATCACCGGACGCCTGTTCTGGCTCATCACCCGATCAAGCCGCGCCTGGGCCGAGGCGATCGCCTGGTCAATGCGCGCCACCTTCTCCTCCAGCAGCACATCGGCCGCCGCCTTCTTCTCGATCTCGCCCAGTCGGGCGTCATTCGCCCCTTTGAACGCCTCGAACGCCGCCATCATCTCCCGCACGACATCGCGCGCCTCGGGCTGGCCCGAAGCCTGTTTGGTCTCTTTCATGGTGTCTCCTGCTGAAACGATCCTCTCCCTCGATGCGGGGGAGGGGGACCGCCGAAGGCGGTGGAGGGGGCGGCCGCGTCTCGACCTTCCCATTTCGCGAGCGGCCGTCATCGGCCACTCGAAACCTGTGATTGCGGCGGCTTCAGGCGACCGCTAGGCTCGCCTCATGCCCGCGCCGATCTTCGACGAAGCCGATCTCTACGCCCCGCTGCTTCATGCAGCCGCGCTGATCCTTTTCGTGATCCTCTTCCCGCCCGGCACGCTTTCAGCAGGGCCACGACTTGTGAGCCGCTGGAAATGGGCTGCGGCCATCGGCCTTCCGGTTATCGTCTACACGATTGCCGATATCGTGCTGACCGCCCTGCATCGCGGCGCCGAGGCTGAGGGCCAAAGCGGCCTGCCCTACCGCGCGGCGCAGATCGCCATACTCGTCCTGATCGTCGGCATCGTGGTTTTGATGCTGCGTCGCAACGCTGCATCCAAGTCGTCCTAGCGCCCCATGTCCCACCTGACGCCCCTGGAAAGCGCCGTCATGGACGCCATGATCTGGCAGATGGGCGACAGCGTCCCAGACCTGCGCGCCCAGGTCGCCGCCAGTTCGCCAGGCCTGCGTCGCAACACTGGCGCCGGCCTCTATTCCCAGATCGTCGTCGATGCGGACCGCGCGATCGCCAACCCGGACGCCACCGGACTGTTCGGCACGGTCCATGCCATGGTCGCCGGCCTGCCCGACCCCGTGGGCTTCCAGATCGAGCTGCGCCAAGGCCGGCTGACGGCCCTGCACGGCCAAAGCTACGGACAAGACACCCGCGCCATCGACTTTTCCACCACCGCCTTCGAAGATGTCTTCACCGTCGACGAAGCCGGCCGCTCGATCCTGTTCCGTCCCGCCCGGCGCACGCCGGACCCGATCCCGCCCAGGCCAAAACCCGCCCGACCGGCCGCTGCACCCGCCGCCCAGGCCACGCCGCAAAAGCAATCCAGACCCGCGCCCCAACTGGCATCCAAGCCCTCCGATCACGCCCTGCCGTCCGCCGCCGCCTCGCCGGGCCTGGCCGAGATCATCGCCGGCCTGTCGAACCCCACGGCCTCGCGCGGCGGCCAGCTGGCCCTGGTCTATCTCGGCGCCTATGCGCTGGCGGCCGTCTTCATCCTGTTCGCCAACTTGGTGCTGCACGTCGGCTGGATCTTCGGCCTGGTGCTCGCCGGCTGGGCCTTGCGCTATCTCCACGGCAAGAAGGGCCGCGCCCAGATGGCCGCCCTCGCCGAAACCCTCGACCGCAATGGCGCTTTCCAGGCCCTCAAGCCAAACTGAAACTGGAAAGGCCTTGCGGCTCCGGCTTCGCTTCCCAACTCAAAGTCAGAAGGGGAGGCGGCGTGTTTGGATTGTTCTTTCATCCCAGACGATCCGACTCCGGGCGCGCAGTGGCCGTGCGTGTCATGCCGGGTCAGCATTGCGGAGAGACTACGGATGCGCCACCGGCCGTCGTCGTCTCCAAGTCTCTGCCTGACCCTCAAACCGAACTGAACCGCGCCCCCGGCAGCATCGGAAACGTCACCAGCGACACCTCCCACAGCTCGACCGCGCTCAGCACCCGCAGCCGCCCCTGACGCCGGGCCCGCGCCGCGCGGTAGCCGATCGAAAGCCCATCCAGCGCCCCGGCCCGGCTCAACGCCCCGGCGAACCGCGCCTCGGCCGACCAGTCCTCGATCCGGCCGCGCACAAACAGACCGCGCGCATCCTCGACGATCTGCTCCCAGACCCCGACCGCCGCCCGCGCATCGTGCTGGTTCAGCATTCGCACCCCCTCAGCCCCCGTCTTGGCCAGACTGTCCGCAAACGCCCCCGCCTGCACCACGTCCCCGTTCAGATCCGCCACGCCCCACAGCGAGGCGTAGCCTTCGATCGCCAAGGTGCTCATTTCCCCTCCAACCGCCGCTCGATCCGCTCCACGGCCGCCGCCGTCGCCTCGCCCTGGACCTCCAAACGCGCCAACCGTTCGGCGACCAGCCTCTGCTCCCCGACCCGCTGCTCCAGCGTCGCGATCCGCGCCGCGGCGCCCCCGGCCCAGACCAGGCCGCCCACCGTCTGCACCACGACGGCGATCAGCAGCGCCGTCGGCACGCGTCGAATCTGATGTTCGATCATGCCCCCATCCCCGCCATCCGCCGACGTTCCTCGTCCGTCAGGAAGCTCGCCGCCTCCAGCCGCGCCCACAGGGCGTCACGCTCGGGCTGCAGCGCCGAGACTGCATCCAGGTCCGCCCGGATTTCGCACCCCGCGAACCGCTCGCCCAGCCAGCCCGTCATCGCGCCCGCCGCCTTTCTCACCAGCGGGATCACCGTCTGTCGCCAGAAGGCCGCATTGGCCTCGCGATAGTTGGCGTAGGTCGCATCGCCCGGTATCCCCAGCAGCTGCGGCGGAACCCCGAAGGCCAGGGCGATCTCGCGCGCCGCCGCATGTTTGCCGGCCGTGAAATCCATTTCCGCCGGCGTCAGGCTCAGCGGCTTCCAGTCCATCCCGCCCTCCAGCAAGATCGGCCGCCCGGCGTTCGTCGCCCCGGCGTAGACAGTCGACAGCTGGTCCTTCAGCGCCTCGAACTGTCCGTCCGTCAACCGCTCGCCGTTCCTCGCCCCATAGACCAGCGCCCCCGACGGCCGCGCCGCATTGTCCAGCAGGGCCTTGTTCCAGGCGCCCGCCGCATTGTGCGCATCCACCCCTTGCGCGGCCGCCTCCAGCGGCGACAGCCCGTACCAGTCGTCCAGCGGGTGCCACAGCTTCAGGTGCATCACCGGCGCCCAGCCGTCCGCCGCCCGTCCGATTCGCACCGACCGTCCGTCCACGGAATAATCCCACGCCTCGGGCCAGCCTGATCGGCCCGGAACCACCTTCACCCGGTCGGACCGCAGCGCCCACAGCTCGTCCGGCGCGCCGTCCCCGTCCGCATCGCCGGTCGCCTCGACATAGGCGTTGCCCGACACCTGCAGCGCGCCATAGACCGCCTCCATCAGCTCCGCCCCCGACTGCTCGGGATTGGGCCGACGGATCAGTTTCGCCAGCGGATGCGCATCGTCGCGCGCCCCGTCCACGAACACCGCAAACGGCGCAGCCGCCGCCGCCGCCGCCTCGGCAATCATGCGGATGCAGCGATAGGCCACGGCATTCTTCTGATACCCCTCGCGCGCCAGGCTGGCGTAGTCGTTGGGCGTCCACCTGGGCCGCCCCACCCCCGACAAGGCGATCACCCCGCCCGCCCGGCTCTCCTTGCCCTCAGGCGGGCCCACGCGCCCCGCCTGGCCGAACGGCCACCGGATCGAAACCATCGCAATCTCCCAAGAATTCCTGTCCCTTCTCCCAGTGGGAGAAGGTGGCCCGCAGGGCCGGATGAGGGTCGGCCGGCGGCCCAGTGCGCGCGAGCGAGCCCTCACCCCTTCGCGTTGACCGATCGCTACGCTCTCGGACGCTCAAGCCCTCTCCCAGCGGGAGAGGGTGTCATCACCTTCAGCAACGGCCGCTCGATCCAGACGTGGACGACCGCCCCCGCCGCCAGACTGGCGAGCACGGTCAGCCCCACCACCGAATCCGCCGGCATCGCGACCATCCCGCTCTCGAACATCCGCCCCAAAGCCCGGATGACCAGCACATGGACCAGATAGATCGAATAGGACGCATCCCCCATGAAGGCCGCCACCCGCGCCAGCCGCCCCGGCGCCCGATCCGTCCGCTCCATCCGCACCACGCCGAACGCCAGCAGCGCGCTGGGCAGTCCCCAAATCAGCACGCGCCTCAACCCTTTCCACGGATCGTTCAGCGCCCGCACATCGTCGATGCCGCCATAGCCGAAGACCAGGCTCAACCCGAACCCGACCAGCGCCAGCCCGACCGCCCACAGCGCCAACCCACGCGGCGCCCTCCGCCAAACCGAAGCGATCCCAACGCCCAGCAAAAACTCCAGAATGATCGGCGCGCCCCAGAACCTCAGCACCGGCGCCGCCACGACCAATCCGGCCGCCAGCATCACCGCATAGGTCCCGACCAGACCCCAGCCGACCCGCCGCCCGCCCGCTATGGCCAGGCCGAACCCGGCGTAGAACAGCATCTCGAAACACAGGGTCCACCCCGGCCCCAGCGCCGGAAACGTCATCTCCAGCCCGCTGAACGGCCAGAACAGGAACGTGGCCACCGCCACCTCAAGGCTCAGCGTCCCGCCCCGCGCCATACCGATCAGGATCGGCAGCGACAGCAGCCAGTAGATCGGCGCCACCCGTCGAAACCGCCGCCACAGGAAGGCCCCGGCCGCGCCCACGCCTGTCTGCCCCTGCGTTGTCGTGGCGATGATGAAGCCGCTGATGACGAAGAACACGTCCACGCCCACGGCGCCGAAATTCTCCAGCGTCCCGCCGCCCAGCGCCGTCTCCAGCCCCAGCCGCGTCCCGGCCAGATCCACGGCGTGCGTGACGACCACCGCCGTCGCCGCCGCGAACCGCAGCGCCTGCACACCGTAGAACCGCTCCCCCATCCGCCACGGTTACCATTGCGCGAGCGCGCGCGACAACCTCAGATCATCACGCGCGCCCGCACCGCTTCGGCGGTCCGCGCCTGGCCCGCCGCATTGGGATGGACGGAATCGAACATCAGCCCGCCGGCGAAACTGCCGCCGAAGAGGGCCGTCCCGTCGATGGGCGCCGCCAGCCCCCGCGTCGCCGCCACCTCGAAAACCGCATCCCTCAGAGCGGCTTGCGCCGCATAGCTCGCCTTGCCTTGGGCCGGGTCCGACGGACAACCCGTCATCAGCAGCACGTCCCCCGTCGTCAGGCACCGATCCACCAGCGTCCCCAGCCCGGCCTTATAGGTCGCCACCGCCGTCGCCGCGTTCCAGTCGTTGATGGTCAGGCACACGACCGACAGATCGGGCGCCGCCGCCGGGATCGACCCATATGCCCGGTACGGCTGATCCGTCGTGATCCAGTCCGCGATCCGGGCCCCGCCCCACCCGGCGTTGATCACCCGCGCCCGCTTCACATCTGACCGCCACGCAAACCCGCCTGCAATGAACACCGCCCCGCCCGAGGCCCAGCGCACGCTCACCGGCCCGGCTGTCTCGGAAAAGGCCACAGTCGTGACCTCCATCGACGCCGCCTTGGTGGTGTTCACCGTCGCCCGCACTACGCCGTCCGTCTCGACCGTCAGCACCCCCAGCGCCGTATTGGTCACGGCCCACAGATCGAACCGATCCACCGGCCGGTCCGGCTGAAAACTCCAGACGCCCGTCGACGACGCCGCGCCCGAAAACAGCTTGCCGCCCATCCCGGTCAGGGCGTTTACGCCCCACCCGGCCCCCAGCGTCACGCGCGGATCATAGGCGGAATAGCCCCCGCCGGCCCCATCCGCCGCACCCGCGCCCGCGACCGACGCCGCCGACGCCGGCAGGCCCCGCCCGCTCATCATCGCCGCCAGCCGCTCGGGCCAGGCGCTCGCCCGACCGTTCGGCGTCCAGCCGCCGGAGACCGCACCATAGCCTTGGGTCACGCTGTCGCCGATGCACACCAGCCGCGCCTCGCGCCCGCCCGCCTGCATGGTCCTGACCGCCGCCGACCAGACGGGCAGGTCGGGCACGGCGAACCGCGCCCCACCCAAGACACCGGCCAGCACCCCGCCCGGCGCCGCCGTCGCCGCTCCGATCTCGACACCCGACATCAGTCGAAGGCCGCCACGATCTGCGTCGCCGTCGTCCCGGTCGCCAGCACCCGGCGCGCCTGCACCGGCAACCAGCCCACCGGATGGTTGGCGAAGGTCACGGCGTCCCCGTCCTCGGCCCCGACCGTCAGCACACGGACATTGCCCGCCGCACCGACATACAGCGCCTTGGCGTAGGCCGTCAGATCGACCGTATCGCTGGGCGTCACCGCCACGGCGCGCCGCGCCGGCCCGCCCGCGTCGCGCCCATGGTTCAGCAATCCGTCCCGCTCGGGAATGGCCGGCATATCGTCTCTCCTGTCGTTAAAATCTTGAGGCTCTAAAGCCCCCGTAATCTCGGCCCCGCCGACTGTGGCCCCAGCATCAGCCGCGTGATCGCCCACACTAGGGCGTCGGCCCGATCCGGGCTGGGTCCGCCCTCGCTGCCCAGCGCCAGCATTTCTTCCTCCAGCGCCGGGAAGGCGTCGCAGTGGACCACCCGCCCCTGTTCATAGAGCAGGGCCACCGGCTCGGCCCGCGCCGCCTTGGATCGCGAGGCGTGGACCATCTCGATCCGGCAAGGACACGCGCTGATGGCGAGGACCGAGCGCACCATGTCGCCGCCCTGATTGCTCTCGGCGACCACCTCGTGCGCGCCGAATTCGTGTGCGGCCGCGCTGACCGCCCCGCCCCAGCTCTGGGGCGAGCGTCCCTGCACCGTCCGGTCGGCCAGTACGAAGGCCTGGCGACCTTTTCGCCCCACGACCACGATGCCGCAGGCGTCTCCGGTCGCGGTCGCCGGCGGATCGACCGCCACGACGATCCGGTCCAGTTCGACCGGCCGCGCGCCCCTGGCCCTTTTCAGATCCGCGATGCGGAACAGGGCGCCCTCGCCCTCGACCACCATGCCTTCCAGCTCCTGCGCCGCCAGCCGCGTCCCGCCATAGACGTCGTTCAGATGCGCCAGAAAGCCGGGCGACAGGTTCTGCGCGTTCAGCGCCGTCGCCGCCCGTTCCGTCACCGTCCCCGCCTCGGCCATCAGTCGTCTCAACGCCGGGATCGGCCGGGGCGTCGTCGTCACCGCCAGCAGCGGCGAGCCCCCCAGCCGCAGTCCGAATCTCAGGTTCGACAGCACCATCTCCGGTCGTCGCCAGGCGCAGAACTCGTCCGCCCAGGCCGCATGAAACTGCGGCCCCCTCAGACTGTCGGGATCCTCGGCCGAAAACGCATAGGCCGCCGACTGATTTTTCCACACCAGCCGACGCCGCCCCGCTTCCCAACGCGGCCGGTCGCCCGGCTCCGCCAGCGCCTTGATCCCCGACGCCCCCTCCACCATCACCTCGCGCACATCGTGCAGAGCGGGGCCGACCAGCGCCAGGGTGATGCCGGGCAGTTCGCGCGCCAT